GGATAGGCATAAAAAATGTTTATGCTTTAAGCGAATACGGTGCAATAGAAATGATAAAATGGTTAAAATCATCTTATGATATTTCTGTTATGTCTGTAAATAGTTTGGGATATGTAGGAAGCCCAATATATGAAGATAGGTCTGTTTTAGGGGATTTTTAATTACCTATAACTTACTTCTTTGCGCTACTTTATAGCGACTTATTTAAAATTAAATTAAAAATAAATATGAATTACACAAAAGGTGAATGGATTAAATCCGAAGGAAATACATCTACTTCAGTAGTAAATGTAAAACAATACAATGGTGAAGATGTTTACTATACTTCTGTTTTTACAGCAGTAGAAAGAGAAGCAAATGCTAAATTAATAGCAGCAGCTCCTGAAATGTTAGAATGTTTATTAAAGTTAACCAGTGATGAACATATTGAACAATCAACTTATAATTATTTTATAAAACAAGCAAAACAAATAATAGAAAAAACAAAATGAAAATACCCGAAACAATTAAAACTAAAATGAATGAGTATTATACTCATGGAGACCACACAAAGCTAAAGCGTTATGGAATAACAAAGAAAAAGTATTTCAGCTTAGTTACAATAGGAAAGGCTTTTAAAGAAGGCGAATGTAAAGATGAACTGTTGGATATAATTGATGAATTTTATAACTTAAAAATTAAAAAGTATGGAAAATAAATTTTATATAGAAGGCTTAACAAAAAGAAGTTTATACACTTTAAATGATATTCATCAGAAAGAAAGTGAGCTTTATGATACTGCAGAAAAATTAGCAGAATTAAAAAGATTAGAACTTTATGACCAAAATTTAACAGAAAAATACTATCTACTTCAAAATCAGATAGAAACAATTACTGATAATTTTTTAAATTATAATTCAGTTAAAAATTAATTATTAAATTTGTAACCATGAAAACACAAGAACAAGCAATCCTCGATGCCTTATTAGGTGGGCAAGTTATTACAGGCTCAAATGCCTATCAAATAACTAAAAAAGAATGTGCCTGTGGCACTCTTAACCTTCACAAAGTATTAGCAAAAATTAGAAAAAAAGGTTACACTATTAATGAGCAATGGTGCATCAACTCTAAATCTAATACACGTTTTAAAGAATTTACAATAACAAATAAAAAACAAAAGAAAAATGGAAACTAAATTAAACAGTGGCGCAATCTTCAAGAATGCTAAAAAGACAAACGAGAAACAACCTGACTGGCAAGGAACAGTTAATGTGAATGGTAAAGAAATGCAAATTAGTTTATGGTTTAAGACCTCACAGAAAGGAACACAATATTTTAGTGCAGCATTCCAAGAACCATTTATTAAAAATAATGCAGATGCTACCTATACAGCAAAGAACAATTTAAAACAAAGTGATAGTAGCTTTATGCCAAATGACTTCCGTATTGATTCACATGATGATTTATTTTAATTAATCAATAAAAACAAAGAACATGAAAACGAACGAAACAAAAAAAGAACAACAAAGTTTATTTAAAAGCTTAGCAGCATTCCAGCAAGAAGTGCCAGTTATCCACAAAGAAACAAAAGGTTACGGATATTCTTATGCAGACCTTCCAACTATCTTTGATAAAATCAATCCTTTATTAGCAAAACATAATTTAGGTTTTACTCAACCGATAATGGGCAATTGTGTAAAGACAATTATCTTCCATACAGAAACAGGAGAAACAATTGAATCACTTACTGAAATTCCGCAAGGAGTTCAATTAAAAGGTATGAATGATTTTCAGGTTTTAGGTAGTGCAATTACTTACATTCGTAGATATGCTTTAAGTTCAATTTTAGGATTAGTTACCGATAAAGATACTGATGCAGCTGGAGAACAAACAAAGCCAAGTAAACCTATTTTAAAAGCCGATACAGAACACTTTGGCAAGGCAGTTGAGTATTTAATGAAAGGTGGCTCAATAGATGCTATAAAGGCAAAATATGAGATAAGTCAAGAAGTAGAAACTAAACTAATAAAATCAATCTAATGGAAAGCACAATTGAAATATATTCGCCTGAATGGTTTATTAACCGACAGGGAAACTTCACAGGAAGTGAGATTTGGAAGTTAATGACTGAAGCACGTTCTAAAAAGGACGTGCTATCTAAAACAGCAGAAACTTATATTCTCGAAAAGGTTTGGGAAAAGTTAAGCGGTGAAGTAAAGCAAGGTATAAATAACTTTGCAACTGAATGGGGAAACGAACACGAACCAACTGCAAAAAAGTTTTATACTTCTGTAACTGGCAATGAAGTTAAAGATAGTTTAATGCTTTACTCAAATGAAATAAATGGATTAACAGGCAGTCCTGACGGCTTAGTAGGTGAAGATGGTTTAATTGAAATAAAGTGTCCTTACAATGGCGCAAATCATTTAAAACATTGCTTTATTACAAACGATGAAACTTTCTTAAGTGAACAGCCTGAATACTATTACCAAATGCAATGCTATATGCTTTTAAGCGGTCGTAAGTGGTGTGATTTTATTTCTTTCGATCCTCGTATTATTTCTGACTTAGGATTGTTTATTTATAGAGTAAATGCCAATGAAGAAATAATTGAAAAGATGACTGAGAAAGTAAAGTTAGCAAGGGAACTATTTAATCAATATTTTGAATCATTTAATGGAAAGAAATCATGACACCAAAAGAACAAGCAATATTGTTATTAAGTGAAACTAAACAATTATGTGAATCGCTAACTACAGATAAACATAAAGCATTAAATACTAAATGGGCAATGATTAATACTATTTGCGATTTAAGAATTAATGGTTATAAAATAACTAAAATAACAAACGGAGTAAATGATTCTGAATATTGGCAAGAAGTTAAAAAAGAAATCCAAAATCTGTGAAAAAAATTAAAGATAAAAAATGCAAGGAGTGTGGTGGTAACTTCACTCCTTTTAAAACCACTCAAGTAGTTTGCGGCGCTAAATGTGCAGCTAAATTAGCAGAAACTAAGGTATGGAAGGAAAAGAAAAAGCTAATGATTGAGAATACCAGAACTCGCACAGAATGGCTTAGTTTACTTCAAATAGTCTTTAACAAGTATATTCGATTAAGAGATGCAGATAAACCATGTATTTCATGTGAAAGACCATTAACAAGTAAATTTGATGCTGGACATTTTCTTAGTGTTGGCAGTTATCCAAACTTAAGGTTTAATGAAGATAACGTACATGGGCAATGTGTTTACTGTAATCAACATCAGCATGGCAATCAAATTGAATACGGGTTAAGATTACCTTTAAGAATAGGCAATGATGCTTACAATAGACTAATGAATAAAAGAGGAGATGCACTTAAACTAACCTTAGATGAAATCAAAGAATTAATTAAAATTTACAAATTAAAAATCAAAGAACATGGAAAAAGCATTAACAACTGAACAAGCAAAAGTAGAATTTGAATCACATCTTCTAATTGGTTTATTCAAATCAACAGTAGAGCAATCAACTCAATTAACTGGTAAATTCAAACATAAAATGAAAGCTGATTTTAATCTATGGCAAAAACAAGGCTTTAAAATAGTTGAAGAACTTGAAAAAAGAAACATAACAGACGTTGAATACTTAGATAAAATTGGAGATATTTACCATACCATGAACTCAACAATGCGTGATGAATTTTACAAAGGTTTGGAAAGTTAAATAATATTTGTATATTTGCACTATCGGAGTAACTAACCGATTTAGAAAATAGCTTAACAAAAAAAACATTAGACCTCTAATGGTTCGGTGTAAGGAGTTAAGCCCTTACTTGATTAGTAATCAAAACCGAATCGTTAGGGGTTTTTTAATTTAATAAAAATGGAATATAAAAAGTTTTTAGAAAGTAAAAAAAAGTCATTTATAGAAAGTGGTTTTAAAATTGATGAAAATAAATTGAATAAAAATTTATTTGATTTTCAAAGATATATTGTTAAAACAGCTTTAAAAAAAGGAAGGTTTGCAATATTTGCCGATTGCGGACTTGGTAAAACATTAATGCAACTTTCGTGGGCTGAACAAGTAGTTATTAAAACAAATAAAAAAGTATTAATACTTGCACCTTTAGCAGTGAAAGGACAAACAATTGAAGAAGCTAATAAATTTGGGATTAATTTATTTAACATTGATATTAATAATTATGAGCAATTAGATAATATTGATACTTCAGTATATGAAGGAATTGTATTAGATGAATCTTCAATACTTAAA